TAGACGATGTAAGGTTTAGAGATTCTATTGGCATCAAAGGCAGTGAGCGATTAACCTTTACTATACTTGCAACTGAAAATGCAACACCTATTATAAAAACATTTATGATAACAGGTATATCATCTAACACTTCTGTTAATGAAAGAACAGAATTACATACTCTCACTCTTATGGAAGAGCATGCTTATCTGAGCTCTGTTATGAAGATAAGTGAGTCATATACTGGTAAGCCAGAAAAGATAGTAGAAAACATATTAAACTCACACTTAGGTAAAGTACTTGACTCTACCCCCAGAAAATCTTTACAACAGCGAATGAAAGTAAACATTCCTTACTGGAACCCACTAAAGGCTACAGAATGGCTTAGAGATAGAATGTCTTCTTCTTTAGGAGCGCCTTATTTCTTATATGCTTCTTTAAGAGATGATCAAATAAGACTAGAAGATCTAGATAGTATGATGTCTAAAGATGCTTGGAATAAGAACGATCCATACTCTTATTCTCAAACATCCCATAATTCTGTACCTGATACTATAGGGCCTAGTAATAAACGTACAGAAGTTTTTCATGTTAAATCTTATGAAGCGTCTCAGATAGAAAGCACTTTAAGACTGGCTCAAGGCGGAGCTATTGGTTCTGAATTTAAGACTATGGATTTAACCTCATCTAGTCAAACAGAGAAAAGCCGTCATAATTCTAACCAAACACTGAATGAGTTTATAAAAGGTATTGAGTCAAATGCTGATTTAAACTCATCTATTGGTTATGATGCACAGCTGATATTCTCTAAAGGTAATACGTATGGTAAAAAGAACATTGGCGAATTTAATTCTAAAGTTTTTAGTGAAGTTGTAGCGTCTAGAAAGTTTTATGAAACAAATGGTGTAACTTCTATTGCTGGATATGCTGATGAGTATAAGCAAGAAGCTCTATATAAGTTAAAGATTAAATCTGCTTCGTTAAGAGCTATTCTTTTAAATAATGTATTTGAAATATCGGTTCCAGGACAACCTTATATTATAAGGGATATAGGAGTAGGTTCAAATATTTCACTTAACTATGCTGTTGCATCTCAAGCTGATGGTTCTATATTGAGTGGAGATGTTGATAAGAACAAGTCAGGTAAGTTTTTAGTGTATAGAACCAGACATATGTTCTCTGAAGGATTATATGACGTAAAAATGGACATAGTTAAACTAACTGATAAGACAGGTGAAGCATGAGAACAATAAACACAGAGTTTTATGGTGATGACTCCAGATGGTTTATTGGAGTAGTTTCACAGATAGGTGATGTAAGAAACCTAGGCAGAGTTAGAGTACGTATATTTGGCATTCACAATGAAGATACTACTAAAGTAAAGATAAGCGACTTACCATGGGCGTCTGTTGTTGTACCTGTTACTCAAGGTGGTGTGTCAGGATCTACTATGCCTGATGGTATACAAGTAGGAGCTCAAGTCTATGGTATATTCTTAGACGGTAAACACTCTCAGAGCCCTCTTGTGTTAGGATCTATACCTCACGACTCCGGTTTAAGAGTTGTTGTAGATGAGCCGCTAGATTCCTTTGCACTTTCCAAATCTTCTAAAAGTGAAAGTGTTATAAAAGTAGGAGATACAGTTACTCAAGCGGAAGTAGATAAACTTGAAGAAGTAGGTCAACCTGCTCCTAAAATAGGAACAACCATTGATACAAATCAGGCTGAGATATTGGATCAAGGTAACTCTGGATCAGGAGCATTGAATATTAATCTTATAGGCTCTACTCGTCAAGAACAAGCATTTAATTATCTTAAGAGTTACTTTGAAACAAGAGGAAATATTGGTGATCCAGGATCATGCGCTGCAGCATTTGTTGGTAACTTTATTCATGAATCAGGACATAACCTTGATCCTAAAGCTAGACCTCCTAGAGAGCCAGCAGTAGGTATAGCTCAGTGGAACTCAAGACAACCAGAATTAAAAACATTTGCTAATTCTATACCAGGAGCAAACTATTTAAACTTCTCTGTACAGCTAGCTTTTGTAGTATATGAGTTAGAAAATAAACAATCTAAAAGAACTTATTCTAGACTAGTAAATTCTAGTACAATATTAGAATACACAGAAGTTGTTATGGCTCTTTATGAGACTCCTTCTACAGCATATAATTATCATAAAGAGTCTTCGTTTATAAGCAACTATAATTTACATGCTCGTAATGGCGGTATAAGAGGAGCTGTAAGTAGAACTTCTAGACAGAGTAGCTCTTTACTAGCTTATTCTGCGGCATTTGAAAAGAGATTAATATCCGCTAAGGATGTCTCTAAGAAATTTGGAGATGCATAATGGCAACCATATCAGAAATTAATAGCATACTAAAAAGTGCAAAAGTTGGAGCTGGGTTCGATGCACTTGTTGAAAACACATCTGCTGTTGCATCTTCAGTCCAAGCTCTAAACTCAACAAGTCTTGGGGGACTTCTAAATGAGACAATAAGCGGCATACAGGCTCTTAACACATCTACTAATATTTCATCTAGTATAGCAATATTATCTCAAAACATACCTGGTATACAAGATCAGATAATAAAAGTTGTAAGTGATAGTAAATCAGATTTAGATAAAATAATAGGAGCCAGTGTTTCTAACGGATTTTTAGATGTTGTGATTACATGTCCTACTCCAGAAGGAGTGAAAGCTTCTATAAACTCAATTGCAACTCCAACTGATTCACAAACAGAAACAATTATTAGTAATATAACTCCAAAGAAATATTTAAATCAAGTAAAAGATATAGCTACAAAAGATTTTTCTGATTTTTCTAATGAGTTTTCAACATCGTTAGGTTCTTTTATATCTTCGTTTAATAATCAAGCTAATAATCAAACTGGTAATCCTATACAAGATATACTATTACAATCAGATAAAACTCCTTTAACTATAATAGAAAACTTCGGAGTGCCTAAGCATCGAGTTGTAGATGTGCTTGTTCTATTACAAGCTAAAGAAGATAAGAAAGCAGTTATTCTAATTCAGGAGCTAACTAAGAAGCCTGTAGGGGATGTAGAATCTTTTATAACTTCAGTTCCTATCACTATCAATGAGCAGCTTAAGACAGACACAGCATTCTCATCTACCACTGGTGCGTATGATGTGTTGAGTAAGAATAACACATGGATAGGACCTACCACTAAAGATGACTACTTTGATATCATTGCTACTCAAGAACAATTAATGATTGAATTTATAAAATCTAATAGAGAAATAACTGAGATAGTATTTTATGGTCATGAGATGACTCCTGATCAAGTACTTACTGCAAAGGATATTCATGCATCATACATTGCTGATGGTAATGATGGAATACCATTTCATTATGTAATACATTCAAATGGTAATCTACAGCGAGGTAGACCTTTATCTGTAGACGGCACATACTCTACAACTCATGATAAGTACTCTATAGGTATAGTATTACCACACTACCAAAATGGAGATGCTACAATACATCAAGGCGCTACTGTTGATAAGATACTTGAAGCGTTTTACCAGGTGTGGCCTGGAGGTCAAGTGTTTGACGCTCATGAAGATTTAGATGAATCTAAAGTGCCTGTAGGTCTTTCAATATCAAGTTATATTGAAACATTTAAAAAGGTAAATAATGGAGGAACAGGTAGGTCCTTCTCAACAGCTCAATTAATTAGTGCTGCACAAGGAAATGTATAATGGGTAAGACAAATAATGTAGAGTCAGTAGTTAACCGAGAAGTGGTTCAAGGATCAGGTGCGGTTCACTCTCAAGGATTCGTAAAGCATCCATTCTCAGACAATACAGGTACATACCCTAAAGTAGGTAAAGAAGAAAAACCAGTTACTACCCAAGGCGGTCTTTTAATTAATACATATGGTGCTGATGTACCTGTTGATACAGCTCAAGGCAATGCTGCTAATAATACAACTTGCTATACTCATACTACACCTGCTGGACATACAGTTGAGTATAACGACACTCCTGGTTCAGAAAGAATAATGATTCGTCATAAGAATGGTGATGGTATAAACATTGGACCTGATGGATCTATTATTATATCATCCAAGAGACGTATTGATAAAGCTAACGAAGACTATTTCTTAGAAGTAAAGAATGGCAATCTAAAGTTTGAAGGCAATCTTACTATAGATGTAACAGGAGACTTTAATGTTAATGTGGGTGGTGAGTATAATGTTAACTCTACTAAGAAGACAGAAGTAGTAAATGGACCATACAAAAGAACTATTACTGGAGATGATATAAAGACTGTTGATGGTAATCAGACTAATCTAGTAACAGGTGGTGGGGCTCATCAGTACCTAGAAGGACTGTCTACTGTTGTAAAAGGGGATAGTAGGTATATCGTAGAAGGAGCTCACACACAAGCTGTATCTAAAGTGTTAACTATGACAGCTGAGCAGGAAGTTGTACTTACTTCACCAGAAGCCAACATAGCTGCTAGCAACTTATCTGTGTTTGGTGATACAGGTACAATTGGCGGTGAGAATATTATCGCGTATGTAAAAAATATCTATGGTGTATCTGGAGACTTTAGTGCTAGATTTAAAGCGCCTGTATTTGAAGGTGACCTAGATGGTAATGCTCTTACATCAACAACTGCCGGTACATCACTGCATCAATCCTATCCTGATGGGAGTGCTGCTCCTTCTACATATACACCGAGTGTTGGTAATGATCCAGAATATCCTGTGGATGATACAGAAATAGATGATACAGCGACAGCTAAACCTACTTCTACTCTTTTAACTGATTATATAACAAAGAGTGATAAAGGAGTATTAATTGTTAAGGTTGATCCTGATGACATACAAAAAAATAACATTGACCTATCTAAAAAGACTTCTGGGGTAACAAATAAGAATATTGATATTACTCAAGTAAGACGTAAGATGAGAGACCCAGCTCATAGAGATAATGTAGAGTTTACTACTCTGATGTTATCTGAAGGTAAACTATCACCAGATTATGCTAATACATCTCCTCCTAATGTGGAAACTGTACAAGATACAGAAACTCTCATAATACAAGGTAGCTCTGTTTTAGGTAATCCGTCCCCTCATCTTACTTCTAAAAGGATTATTAGATAATGGCTCTTAAATATTTACCAGATCTTAGATTCTTACCTGAAGGACTTCCTAGAGTAGATACTAACACATCACTTAATAGTGGTATTACTCTGGGTAACTTTCTTAAAGGTGTTACATTAGATCATATTCCAGAAGTAAAAGACAGAATACAGATAGCTCGTAATCTTTTACCTCAAGCTCAGATACTAAAAACTATTGGAGAAGATAGTAAAAGGTTTAGTAGACATAAACTAGTTGTTATAGAAGGATTGTATAAAGCTGACCCTCAAGAGCAGATAACTGAATTAGAAGAGAACACTAACTTTCTAGCAACTACAGGACGATCTGTAGTGTATGAGCTAAGACGTAACAACTCAATTGATAATGAAAAGACATTTGAGCTAGCTAGGTTTTTACAGACCTATCATCGTACATATAATAAGCTAATATTAGATTATGATACTTACAATGAAGGAGAACTAAACGTTCAAATTATTATTGAGATGCCCAAAATACCTGCCGATTATAACATTAGATTTAAAGGTATAGTAGAGACACGCTTTAATAATAAAATACAAGCAGTAAATCAACTTATTGAAATAACAGAAACTCCATCTACAGCAATTCAATTTCCAGCAGACTTACCAGATGAGGTTACAGGATACTTTACTATAGGTGATGTACATGCAAGAAACTTAAAAGTGTTTGGAGGAGATCCGTGGCAAACATTTGCTAGAGATGCAAGAACTTCTAGAGATCAAGATATAATTAAAAATATTCAGCTAATAAAAGAAGGTGAAGTAGTTGTAATATCTGCTGGTGTCAATGATGCTATAAGCTCAAATGACACTCCTACTCAAATCGCTGAGAGGGTATTTAAGATAGTAAACACATCATATCAATTAGATCACTCTGTGACGTTTTTGTTATTTAAAGTGACTGGTAAAGCTACTAGTAAGAGACAATTACAAGTAAGACGAGCTATAGTTTCTGCATTATCTGATTTAACAAATATAAGACTACTAGATTTAAATTCACCTCAGTACACTCTAGGTGTTGATGGAGTATCACTAAGCAAAGAGTCTTACATATCAATATCAAACATACTAATTTAACTTATAAATAACAGAAATTATTGGAAGACAAATGGCTATAAGAAGAGTTTTATCTACAGAAGATGGTAATCTTCAGAAGAGTACGCTGATATCCTCGCGTACCGTAGACTATTTGGATATTGATTTAACCTTTGCAAAAAGACCGTCAGGGGATATCTATAAGAAAAAAGATGCAGCTGCTGTTAAGCAATCAATAAAGAATCTTCTTCTTACAGACTTTTATGAAAAACCTTTTCAACCTTTCTTTGGTGCTAATTTACGAGCTATGTTATTTGAATTAGCTGATGAAGATACAGAAGATGAAGTAGAAGAGAATATTAGAAACGCTATAAACAAGTATGAGCCAAGAGCTGAAATACTTACCATATCTGTTAATGTACTTCC